TGGCGGATGGCCTGCTGCTGGGATTTATTATAGTTCATTCGTTCTCCCGTGAGAATGTTCTACTGTGCCTGAGAAAGGAGCTCGATTCCTTTACGGATACGGGCAAGGGACTCTTCTTTTCCAAGAACCTCCATAAGCTCGGTGGCACCGCCCGGTGTCATCTGCTTGCCGGATACTGCCGTACGGATCGGCCACATAACATATCCGTTCTTGCAGCCTTTCTGCTCTACATACTTAAGAAGTGTCTGATACAATGCATCGTTGCTGTAATCTTCCTGAGCCTCTAAGACCGGAAGGATCTCCTGCAACACTTCAAGAGAAGTCTGTGCATTTGTCTTCATTTTCTTGTGCGTGTACATTGCCACATCATATTCCGGAAGTTCCTCAAAGAAATCAATGTGATCCCTGATATCCGGGAAGATCTCGATACGGGTCTGTACCATATGTGCAATCTTCTTCAGATCATAATCTTTGGTGATCACTTCTTTGATATACGGAAGTGCCATCTCGTAGAACTTGTCAAAGTCCATTTTTTTGATGTATTCCCCGTTCATCCATTTTAACTTGGTATAGTCAAAGACTGCCGGTGATTTATTCATATGATGGTAATCAAACTTTTCTACCAGTTCTTCGAGTGTCATGATCTCCTGGTTATCTGCCGGGCTCCATCCAAGCAATGCAACAAAGTTCACGATCGCCTCTGTCAGAAATCCCTGCTCTACCAGATCTTCAAACGAAGAATGTCCGCATCGTTTTGACAGCTTCTGATGATTTTCATCCGTAATCAGCGGACAATGGATATATACCGGTACTTCCCAGCCAAATGCCTCATACAGACGATTGTACTTCGGGGAAGAGGAAAGATACTCGTTTCCACGGACAACATGGGTAATTCCCATCAGATGATCGTCTACCACATTTGCAAAATTGTAAGTCGGATATCCATCGGACTTGATCAGAATCATATCGTCCAGCTCCGCATTGTCAACGGTAATATCCCCGTAAATCTCATCCTCGAACGTTGTCGTTCCCTCCGTTGGGTTATTCTGGCGGATGACATACGGTACGCCTGCGGCAAGTTTTTCTTCTACTTCTTCCTTGGAAAGATGCAGACAGTGCTTGTCATATACATGAATTTCTTTTCCTGCAACTACTTTTTTGAGTCCCTCTAAGCGTTCCTTGTCACAGAAACAATAATAGGCCTCGCCTTTATCGATCAGCTCTTTGGCATATTTTAAATAAATGCCCTGTGCCTGACGCTCACTCTGTACATATGGTCCACAGCCACCATCCTTGTCCGGTCCCTCGTCATGGATCAGGCCTGTTTTCTGCAGGGTGCGGTAAATAATATCTACAGCGCCTTCCACATAACGCTCCTGATCGGTATCTTCTATTCTTAAGATGAAATCTCCGCCCTCATGCTTTGCTACGAGGTAAGCATACAATGCCGTACGAAGATTTCCTACATGCATTCTTCCTGTCGGACTTGGTGCAAATCTTGTTCTTACTTTACTCATTGCGTTTCTCTCCTTATTCTGTCATGTGTTTTATTATATAACAAATACACACATAACGCAAACGAAACATATCATACAGTATATGCTGATCAGAAAGGAAAAAGAAATCCATGAATGCAACTATTAATACTATGCCGGAAACAGACAATGGCAGCCATCAGGTACCTGGCATGTGCTACGTTCCCTGGCAGACATTCGGCAAAACCTACGATCCTATGCGCGGGCTTGCCGCAGGCACAATTTTTCCGGAACTGGATAAACCATTTACCGGAAAATGCAATATGAATATGATGCAGGGAGGGCGGCGGCGATGACAAGACCATCTTCTCAGCCAATGAACCGGTCAGAATTGTACCGCTGGGTTATGGCACTGGGCTTTTGTGCCTATGATATGCTTCTTTATCTGGACACCCATCCGGATGACGCACAGGCACTCTCTTATTACAATCAGTGCAACGAATTATACAATTCAGCTAAAAAGACATACGAGGAACGTTTCGAACCGTTGTCCGCATTTGGCCGCCAGCCGCTGGAGGACTGGGACTGGAATGACGGTCCAATGCCATGGGAAGGAGTGAAATAAGCTATGTGGAATTATGAAAAAAGATTGCAATATCCGATTTCCATTTCAACACCAAATGCTAAGATGGCATCTTTTATTATAAGTCAGTACGGTGGTCTGTATTGTAATACCCTATAATGAATTATTATTTTTTTACACTCGACAAAATTCCCGTAACAATTGCCTGTGCCATCTTCTTGGCATCGTACAATTTCACATCGTCCTTATCGTCCACAAAGCAACACTCGATCAGCATCGCCGGAGAGTTTGTCCGATGCAGCACGTACAAATCTTTGCGCTCCTTCACGCCACGATCTTTGAATCCAAGCTTTTTGATAGCCTTGTCCACTCGCACTGCTGCCGGATACGCCGCACTCTTGGCGCTATATACGTACACCTCAGTGCCGGTGGTCTGGCCATTTCCCTTCTTATCGCCAGCTCCAGCATTAAAATGAATGGATATATCCAGATCCACCTTATGCTTGTTACATTTTGTCACAATCTTCTTAAGTACGTTCGTCTGGCTTTTGCCATTCGCGCAAGTGCAATCATACACGGTATGTCCCTTTGCCCGGAGCAGCTTGATCACTTCTTTCTTGACCTTGCGCGCCTCGGTGGACTCTTTGATCAGTCCACAGGCTCCACACGCAATTTTTCCGTCCGGATTATGTCCGGCATGTACATTAAATTTCATATGTAATTACTCCTCCTTTACTTCCGGAATGCCCGCTACGCTGGTGAGCAGCGATACTAAACCGGCTACAACCGATGCTGATACGACCATCTTCCAGTCTATGGCCGAGATAAATGCTGCGGTGCCGATCGTGGCGATCGCGGTCTGTGCCATTGTTTTGACCGCGCGGATACCTGCGGCTTTCATCCATTTTCCTGTGCTTACGCTTGGTTTCAATACACAATTCTTTAACATGTTACTCTCCTTCCTGTGGCTCCGTTGGCAGAGCCATCAATGCATTATATAGTTGTGTTCCCACTCCGTTCCCGTGCAAAGCGTGATATTGCTGGTACTCGTCCTCTAAGGACTGTTTTACATACACCGGACAATATCCGAGATCATCATGGTATTTGTTATACAAACGGATCAGATCGGCACGAAGCAATGCCCTGACTCCTTTGCGTGTGGCGATTACCTGCTTATATAAGCAAACTGTCACGCCCGCTAATGTGGTTAATAATTGCCAGTTATTTGACAAAAATTCAATCATATGTATTCCCTTCTTTATTATTATGCTTTAAGTATAACGCCCGTTCTGGTTGTGTTTGTACCAAGTTTCTATGAAACAGCAATTTAGAAATGCAAGAAGAAAAGGGTTGTACACTGGTGAATGCAACTGGTAGTGCATCATATATCCGTAATGGGTTCATGGTACAAGTGATAATGGAAATAACGCCAACCAAACTAAAAGATGGTGCAATTCTTTTGAAAGGATTGCCAAGACCACAAAAGTTTATATATATGACGCTACCGGAAATTAACGGTAACAACATACCATGCGTTATAAAGCCTAGTGGAGAACTTGTAATATATTTTCAATATGGTGGAAACAGTATTTCGAGAATAGACCATATCTTTTGTTATATGTGTATCTGATAAGGCTAATAAAGTTGCACTAAATATCATGAAATAATATTCCAATTCCCCCAAGTTCCTGCATCTTTAGTACGAACAGCTAATTTGCCATTGTATTGCCCAGCGATAGATACACCAATCTGAACTGCATAGCCTGTGGTTACATTGATAAACGGAATTGTTAAAAGTATCGTGTGGAAAACGGGGAACGGATTATGTAGAGAAGTATCTTGGTTACTGTTCGGTGGCATATGTGAAAGACCAGGATCAGCGTTGTTTGCATCAATTGTTTCTTTAATTGAATAAAATACAGTATTTAAATTGCTGTTTAAGTTATGCAACCTTCAAATATGCTGCCTTGACGGATTCCTTGCTCACGCTACAATATATCATCGTTGTGTCTATCTTGCTGTGCCCGAGAATTGCCTGAATATACTGGATCGGTAATCCTCTCATCATGGCATTTGTTGCCATTGTCCGCCGGAATCGGTGTGGATGCACTTTTTCAACCCCTGCCTGCTTACCAATCTTATGCATCAACTGTTCGATACTACACTTTGACATTGCTTTCCCACGGTCATTTAAAAATAAAGGATCATCTGCACTAAACCTCCGCTCAACCAAATATTTTTGCAGATAATACATAGCGTTATCACTTATGTACACCGTGCGTTCTTTGTTACCTTTTCCAAGCACTGTACACTCCCCGGCTCTGAAATCAACATTGCAGATCTGCAGATTTGCCACCTCAGAAACCCTGCATCCAGTCGACAGCAGGAATTCAACAAGAGCTTTCTCCTTTGTCGTCTGCAGACTATCTCGGACTTTCTCCAATTCTTCCGCTGAGAACGGCTTCTTATCCGACTTTTTCTGCTTTATCCGCTTAATCCTAAGCATTGGATTTTTTGGTATAATCTCCTCCGCTGTTAGCCATGCAAAAAAAGTAGACAGAAATCGGCGCTTATTATCTACAGTCACAGGGCTTACATTATGCGTGCTCTGATATTTTGCAAGGTGAAAACGAATATCATTTGTTCGAATATCTGCGAAATTTTTTGGAATATCCACGAGAAGTTTCACAACAGCGTCTCTGTATTGATCCAAAGTGCGATCTGAATGCCCTTCCAACCGCATAGATGCTATATAGGTTTTAAGGATTTTCTCATTTCCCTGCTCATTAACCGGCACCAAATCTGTACACTGTTCCACCACATTATACCTGCAAAAAAGAGCAGATAATGCCATATCTACCTCGCTTATCTGCTCTTTCCCCATCTTCTTATATAATATTGCCAGTAACTCTGTGCGAAACTTTTCTTCCATCGTCGTTCTCCTTATTCTATAATGTTTCTTTCCATTATAGAACAGAGTTCTTATACTTCGGCAACATATTCCTCGCCAGTAATTTTTTTGTATTCTTCTTCTGTGATCCACTTTCCAACGGCATTATGCACACGTTTTTTACTCCACAGACCACGGTCGTAATACTCTTTCACTTTTTCAAACTTACTCATCCAGACTCACCTCCATCTGCATCGCCATATAATCAATATCTGCTCTCTGTTTTTCGATGCTATCTGTGTTTGCTTCTGTTTTTACCACATTTTCCTCTAAATCCACAGATACTGCCGTAATACGCATCTCTGTATCATCTACTTCTTTTTCAAGGATAACCGTCTTTTCTTCTCCCTGCAGCTCTATTTTTTCAAGGACAACATATCCAGGAATCACAGATGTCAATACATCCTCGTCTGAATAGATCTCTAATCTCGAAAGGCTATTCTTGTCAGAAAAAATGGTCTGCAATTTTTCACAGGTTTCTTCATTATTAAATACAATATGTAGTTTTCCTTCTTTGTGGTTAGCATCTACTATGTTATAAATGCTCTTTTTTGTCTTTAATTTCATATTTTTCCTTCTTTCTTAATCAAATTTACGAGTTACAATTAAAATCAAACAGCAATTTAAAAATTGAAGTAAATCCCAATGCAACGATCGTAAACGGCACTGGCGAAATTTTAAATTATAAATGCGGAAACTTATCTATGATGTCTATTGAGATTACTCCATCTAAAATTACACATGGTTTAATTTTAGCAACAGGAATCTATACGCCAGTAAGAAGTTTCTATTTAAGTTTTACAACAATTGATGGACATGTCGTTCCACTAGTTTTAAATTTTAATGGCGAATTATCAATATACTATCCATACCAGAGCATTGAATCTTCTGTAGAGAGAATAGATGGAAGTTTCGCGTATATTTGCGCCTAAGATACTAAAACACCAAGAGCACAACTGCTTCAACAATACAATCTATTCCTACATTCAAAGCAAATGCACCATAATTAGTGCTGGTGGATTCGCCTAAAATTTTGCATTTTAAAGAATCATGATTTAATGTATAATCCAAAAAAATACATTACACAATCTGGTGTTCCTTGCCCAGAGTACATTTCAACCTTATCAGACTGAGTATTGAGTATGTAATTTCGAAGCATGTAATCATAATACTTATCACTGTTTGTCCATCTAATATTGGTAAATCCAATAAGAAATTTGTAACCATCAACATCAGGAAATTTATATGCATATTGATACTTCTGCGGGCAATCAGATGCTTGTATCCATGAACTAGATACACCAGACGTTCCAAAATATCCTTGCCTAGCCGTTATATAATTCTCTAAATTGCTGTTTCATAGAAACTTGGTACAAACACAACCAGAACGGGCGTTATACTTAAAG